ATTATTGGTCCTCAAATCTTCAACATCATTAGATCAGCATTGCTGGATCCAGAAATGGAAGAGCTACCAACTGATTCTGTAAGAGGTGTAGATTTTAGAATAACCAAAACTTCTAAAGGCGGTTATGCTGATTACTCTACTTCCAAATGGTCAAGAAGAGAACGAGCTTTGGATGAAGCAGAGAGAGCGGCGATAGACAAGTATGGTCTACACAATCTCAATGACTTCAGACCTAAAGAACCCACTGATGCAGAAGTAAAAATAATCAAAGAATTATTTGAAAAATCTGTAGAAGGTGATGCATACGATCTGGAAAAATACGGACAGTATTATAAACCAGCTGGTATGGCTTACCAAGCTCAATCTAATGGTTCAAATGCAAGTACAACTAATCAAATATCAGAAACTGTGTCTACAGTAGTAAAAGCAGAACCAACACCAACATTAGAAACTACTAATGGTAATGTATCTGCTCCTGTTACTGCTACTGCTCAACCAGCTGGAGATTCTAGCAAAAGAGCAGAAGATATTTTGAAACTGATAAGATCTAGGCAGGCTAGCAAATAAGCACTATTTTATATTTGGCTTCAGTGTTGACACTGGAGCCAAATAGTGTTATTATAAATTAAAAAAATAAAAATATGACAAAACCATTTGACGCAACAAAATTTAGAAAAAATATAACAAAATCTATTCAAGGACTAGGTATTGGCTTTAATGATCCTACTGATTGGATCTCAACAGGCAACTATGCTCTTAACTATCTCATATCAGGAGATTTCAATAAAGGCATTCCACTAGGCAAAGTATCTGTTCTAGCAGGAGAATCAGGAGCAGGTAAATCTTATATTGCTTCGGGTAATATTATTAAAAATGCTCAAGCACAAGGTATCTATGTTATCTTAATCGATACTGAGAATGCTCTAGATGAGGCGTGGTTAAAAGCTCTTGATGTGGACACATCAGAAGAAAAATTATTAAAATTAAGTCTATCCATGGTAGATGATGTAGCAAAAACTATTTCAGAGTTTATGAAAGGCTACAAAGAAGAACACGCAGAAAAAAGAGAAACTGCTCCAAAAATTTTATTTGTAATTGATTCTTTAGGTATGTTATTAACACCTACAGATGTTAATCAGTTTGAAGCAGGAGAAATGAAAGGTGACCTAGGAAGAAAACCCAAAGCACTAACAGCACTGGTGCGTAACTGTGTGAATATGTTTGGGTCTTACAACGTAGGATTAATAGCAACCAATCACACCTATGCATCACAGGATATGTTTGATCCAGATGATAAGATATCGGGTGGACAGGGTTTTATCTATGCATCATCTATTGTGATAGCAATGAAAAAATTAAAACTAAAAGAAGATGAAGATGGCAACAAAGTATCTGAAGTGAGAGGTATAAGAGCCGCTTGTAAAGTAATGAAAACTCGTTATGCTAAACCATTTGAAAGTGTACAAGTTAAAATTCCGTATGATACAGGCATGGATCCATATTCTGGACTGGTAGAACTATTTGAGAAAAAGGGTCTATTAACACAAACAGGGAATCGTTTAAAATATGTAGATTCCAAAGGCAAAGAGATCTTAGAGTTCCGAAAAAACTGGACTGGTGATAAATTAGACATAGTTATGGGAGATTTCCATAATGTCAAACAACCAGAACAGGAGACAGTAAATGATGGAGAATCAAATGACGCATGATCAAATAGAAGAAATTTGGACATCCATTTCTAGTTATCTTCCAGAAAGAGTCAAATTAGACTGTGCTGTGGATTATGTTAAAACACTGATGGATATTGGAATTGATACTCGAGTATTAAAAGCCGCAGGTGAGCACGATGATCGTTTAGAACAAGCAGTTAAAATTGTATTGGAAGATGAAGATAGCCTAGAAGAAGACGAGGGAGAAGAACAAGGTTATTACGACGAATAATGACTTGGTATAGAAAAATAAGTCAAGACATTGGTTTAATTCCAGACTGTATTGCTCACTTTGAACAAGAATTGGAAAAAGCCAAACAAGAAGTTAAAATTTACGGCAGTTTAGAAAAGGCATCAGCCGCTCTTCCAGGAGTAGTTGAACAGCGTTTTAATCAGTTACAAGAGATTGAAGGTATATTAGAGTATCTCAATATTGAAAAAAGAAGATTACGTTCTCAAACGTTTCAAAAGTTTTTAGAAAATTATAACAGAGCATTAACATCACGAGATGCTGAAAAGTATGTGGATGGTGACAGTGATGTGGTTGATTTAGAAAAAATAGTAAATGAGTTTGCTCTGATCAGAAATAAATGGTTGGGCATTACAAAAGGTTTAGATCAAAAACAATGGCAACTTACCAATATCGTTAAATTAAGAGTAGCGGGAATGGAAGATGCTTCAATTAGATAATCTATATAATTCTTGGAAAAATAAAACAAGATCAAAAGTTCGATGGAAAATGGCTGGCGATATGCCCAGTCGTATGGACTGGCTTGTTGAACATTTTTCAAATTTAGATTCTATCACAGAGTTTGGACACTATCAAGGATGTTCCACTGCTGTTTGGCTCAAGTGTCGACCAAAACGTCTAGTCACAGTTGACTATGCCAACCATCTACCTCAAGAAGAATATCAAAACATTGCTAAAGAGATTGGTGTTGATTTAAGTATTATTATCGAAGACGATTTAAAAGTTGACATAGAACCTGCTGATTTGATTTTTATTGATACTATGCACACCGAAGAACACACATATAAAGAATTAATCCAACACGGAGATAAAGCCAAAAAATATATTGTGTTTCATGATGTAAATCCAAACAGATTTGAAACACAAAAAGGTATCGATAAATGGTTAGAAACAAACAATAATTGGAAAATATTTTATCATGATATTAACGATTGTGGATTATTGGTGTTAGAAAGAAACAATGAAAAAAGATAGAATTATACTCACAGATGTTGATGGTGTACTGTTAGAATGGGAAAAGCATTTTGCCAACTGGATGCTCACAAAAGGGTACGAAGAAAAAGCGAATAAACAAAATGTATATTCCATGGAGAAAAGGTACGGATTATATAAAGAAGATAAAGAAGCACTCATAGAAGAATTTAATCGATCTGCTTGGATGAGCAATCAAGAGCCAATGATAAATTCTCAAACTTGGGTAAAATTATTACACGCAGAAGGTTGGACATTTATACCCATAACTTCGCAAACCACAGATATACCAGCACAAGAATTAAGAAAAAGAAGACTGAAAGAGCTGTTTGGTGGCACAGTGTTTGAAAACTTTTTTATATTAGACACAGGTGCTGATAAAGATTCAGCACTTGCAGAATTCCATGGCACAGGATTATGGTGGGTCGAAGATAAACCAGAAAATGCACTATTAGGGTTAGATTATGGATTAAAACCTCTATTAATAGATCACGAGTATAATGCTAAATTTAGACATAAAGAAATTACCCGAGTGAAAGATTGGCAACATATATACAAAGTAATTAACGGGAGAACATAGTATGAGTTTACCAGTTTATGTAGGTTGGGACAGTAGAGAAGATATTGCTTATCAAGTGTGCGAGCATTCTATCAAAAGAAGAGATCCTGGAGCTACAGTTATACCTCTCAAACAGAAGGATATGAGATCAGACGGTCTATATCGTAGAGACACAGATAAATTAGCCACAACAGAATTTACATTTACTCGATTTTTTATTCCATATCTACAGAACTATCAAGGATGGGCAGTGTTCTGTGATTGCGATTTTGTGTGGCGTGTACCTACCACAGAATTAGAACAGTACTGTGATGATTCAAAAGCAGTGGTGTGTGTTCAACACGACTATACTCCAAAAGAAGGATCTATAAAAATGGACGGACAAGTTCAAACAGTCTATCCAAGAAAGAACTGGAGTTCGATGGTGTTATGGAACTGTGCTCACCCAGCAAATAAAATTCTCACACCCGAAGTGCTCAACCGAGAGACTGGGGCATTCATGCATCGCTTCCAATGGTTGGCTGATTCTGAGATTGGATCACTGCCACATCATTACAATTGGTTGGTAGGGTGGTACAAAGAACCTCAAGACGGTACTCCTAAGATACTGCACTATACAGAAGGCGGTCCATGGTTTGATGGTTATCGAGATTGTGAATACGCTGATGTGTGGAAAAAAGAAATAATTAATTTATTTTCTAAATAACAAAAGTTTCTTTGGCTTTTTCTAATAATCCATAAGTTGTTGATTTAAATTTTTCTTGTCCATAGGCGTGGCCAAAATAACATTTGGTTCCATTCTTTTTATTAAAACGCCAGTCCATTTTTTCTATTTCAACATCGCTTTTTAACATTGCATAAATCAATAAAGAGTTATCGTCAGTATCTATATTTTTGTAATCTATATATTCTCTCATCATATTTGCACTGTGTTTGTTAACCATAAACACTCCTGCATTAAAACGAGAATATTTTAAAGTGTTACCATCAAAACAATTTAATATATTATCCTTTACTATATTGTTATGCTGTTGTACTGTTCTTCGTTCTGCTATTCTATCTTGACACACTTTAAAAGTTGTTGTAGAAGGATACAAATCAAATATATTTGGAGCATCTGGCCATACAATTAAGTCTGTATCAAGATATAAAATGTTATCGTATTTTTTAAACCATTGTTTATTAAAAAATAAATCAAAACGTTCAAAGGTAGGATGAACCCAGTCAATTCTTCTATCTTGTACCAGCTGATAATCAACACTGTATTTTTCTGCATACAGTTTAACACTCTTTAGACTGTACTCTAACAACTGCTCGTTCACTCCAATGTTGTTATAGGTAGGGTCTTTATACTCTGTGGCGGGTATATGAAATTGAACTATACAATTTTTCATAATACACCTATGTCTTTTAATATCGATACAGCAGTACCGTTATTATATTCTTCTGGTGTAAACTGTTGGTAACAAAGACTATGATACCATTCTGTAGGATCATTCCATACAGGGTTTTCAATATGTTTTAAATGTACATTTGCTATAGGTACCGCAAAACTTTTTGGATGACAGAATACAGGCACACCTTGTGCTATGGCCTCAACGGCACTGATAGAACAACTAGTCACACACGCCCAAGCATCTTTCAGTTGTTCTTCAATGGGTATTCCTGCTACTGCCGGACCACTGGTTCCATTCTTTCTAGGTTTATCTCTCCACACTATGGGTCGATCTGTATACTGTTTTATCTCATCAGTAATATGCACGTGCCAGTCATTCCAATCGATGTAGTTCTGTATGGTGTAACTGCTAGGACAAACTAAAATGTGTTTGCCTTGTTTGTTTCTTTCTTTTATGTCGATATTAAATTTTTTAAATCGATCTGCGGGACAATCTTTAATCAGCGATACATGAATATTATTTTTAGCAATACGCCAATAATGGTTATCTGATTTTAAATTACCATTATCAAATCTTCCAAAATAAGGAGTATCTGTGAACCAATAATCTTTAGAATGTGTTTCAAGTTGTCGTACTATATCTAAATTGTAATTCACAAAACCCCAAAACATAGAATTGGTAGGAGGATCATTATCCATCTTTGCGTTGTCTTTAATCTGCACTTCTTGTGGCCAGGTAATTTTAATACCATTAAAAACTTCCCAACATTTGCTTTTAGAACTGTGTTTAGGTGCGTATATTGTTAACATAACCTTTGAAAATACTTTTATTTTATAGTATAATTATGAGAAATACAATGATTGTAAAAAATATTACCAGTATAAATTATTTTATAGAGAAGTTTGGAAAATTTGATACCACATTTAGTTATAGAGTAGATTATCATCCAGATGCTCCTGAAAAAGAATTTGTATCAAATCCTACGTTTATAGGATCATTTAAAAATTGTTTGGCACACAGTTTGCCTTTTATAATAACTGAAGATTTGCATATGATCACAGACCACGTTTGGCCATTATTAGATAAAGTTAAAAATAAACCATCTAAAAAACATAATCTATGGACTAAATGGGGTAATAATATAGAGATATCTATGCCACCGGTCACCACATCATTCTCCGAAGAGTCTATGTATGTTTGGTTACCTATTGATAAAGAAAGTGCAGAAAATCCATGGCATATATGGATTGATGTTGTGTCTAAATTTAGATTAATTTTACATCAATATCAAAAACCATTAAAAAATTATATTTTTATTTTAAGCAATAGCAGTAATTATTTTAATCGAGTTGTCAAAGAACTACTACCCGAAGTCAAATATTATGTAATGCCTGAAAACACTGTATGGAGATTTAAAGAATTAATAGTGCCATCGATGAGCAATCATCACGATGGTATTCTAGTACCACCTACTATAAAATGGATTACTGAAAGATTCGGTATTAAAAATAATAAACCTTTAAAAAAACTATTTGTTTCGCGAGACGATGCTCCGGCTAGAAGAATAACCAATGCCGATGATGTGTTTATGGCTCTTAATGGTTGGGAAACAGTAACATTAACTAATATGTCTATTAAAGATCAAATTAAGGTTTTTTCAGAAGCATCTCATATCATAAGCCCACATGGTGCGGGATTATTGAATATTATTTTTTGTCAGCCTGGTACTCGAATAATAGAAATAGCACAAAAAGAATTACTTTCAAAAAAACCGTATCCTATATTGAGTTCGATAATGAATCATAAACACACGTTTCTATTAGCAGATACAGTATCATTAGGGAACAAAAAACCCAAAGGAGTAAAACGATTAAAAGATTACAATAATTATAAAGTAAATGTTAACGAATTATTGAGAGTTATAGAACAATGATATATCTGAGCAAAACCAATAGAGACCTTACACAGAAATACATAAACTTTGCTCAAAAAGGTTTGCCAGGATCTATACAATTAGATCCTTTAGATATTATTAATAAAAACGATTGTGATAAGACAGTAATTTTTGGTATATTACGAGGGACAAATCTTGTGTACCAATGGGCTAAAAAAAATAAAATAGATTTTTATTATATGGATCGACCTTATTGGGGAGAAACTAGAAAACATCCGTTTTATCTCAGAGTTGTAAAAAATAATCACTTAAAAAATTGGTTAGAAAACAGACCCGATGATCGTTTTAAAAAATCGTTCTTACTGCCCATTCATCCATGGAAAAAAGATGGTAGAGAAATTGTAGTTTGTCCGCCAACTAATGCGGTTACAGAATTTTTTGGAGTGCAAGATTGGTTAGAAAAAACGTTAGCAATATTAAAAGCAAATACAGATAGACCCATTATTGTTAAGACCAAAGGATATAATCCCATTGTGGGATATGATGAACAAGGACGATTGATTGTTAAAGGTAAGGATAATAGTCCACCTCAAGGAAAATTAAACTGGAATACTGTTTATGCAGTAGTTACATATAATTCTAATATTACATTAGAAGCAACCACAAGAGGAATACCGTGTTTTACAGATGCTCACAATGCCTGTGCACCTATATCAGAAACTGATTTTACAAAAATAGAAACACCTAAATACGTAGACCGAGAGCCATTATACCATTCAATGGCATATGGACAGTTCACAGCAGAAGAATTATCAAATGGATATGCTTGGAAGATATTAGATGAAAGTTGAAATTTGGCGAAGGACAGTTAAGGATAGACGCAGAGGTGCCAGTTGGGAATTACTAGAGCATATGGCAGAAGGTATACGTGCCTGTGGTGATGAGCCAGTTATTGTTAATCAAAACTTAACAGGAGAATGGCAGAAAGACGAAATGGAACCCACAGAAAAAATAGGTTGTATGTTTGGGTATGGTGGATCAAATCAAATGCATCACACTAAAGGAAGACGCAGAGATCTAGTGGAACGAGCAAAGAAAAAAGGATTGTACATTATTACATTTGATGGTGGCCTGTTGTCTAGTTTTGGAAATACTATTACACACCCGCAACATCATTGGCGTGTAAGCCTGTTCTCTCCTATGAACAACGGTAACTTTCTATCAGACAATTCACCATCAGATCGTTGGGAGATGATGAAATCGTTGTGGAACATACAGAACGATCCTTGGCGTGTGTCTAATCCCACAGATCCAATACTGTTTGCACTGCAACCACAAGATAACTGGTCAATGAATGAGTTAGATCCTATCAAATGGTTCAATGACGTGTATAAAATATTGAGACCGTTAACGAACAGAGAATTTTTAGTGAGACCTCATCCAAACCATATGGCGTCTATGGAAACAAGAAAAGACGAATTCCCTAAAGATGTTAAACTGATTTTAGGACCAAAAACCTTTGTGGGAGATTCAAAAAAGTTTTATAGATTTGATTTTCAAAAAGCCATTGCTAATTGTCACGCAGTGGTCAGTCACAACTCAACTGCTACCACAGACAGTTGTGTTAGAGGTATACCTACTTTTTGTACATCTGATCTTGCTCTGTGCTGGCCTGTTTGTAATAAGGATTTAACTCGTATCGAAAATCCAGAAATGCCAGACAGGACACAATGGCT